AAATATTAGCGTTTATCGTTTTACGATAAATTCCTATCGTTTTTCGATATGTAAAGGTCAAAACCTTACTGACCTTTCTTGACTTTTATCAAACTAAAGCGCGAAAGTGCAGTAGGAAGAAAATGGCAGAAACCAGACTAAAACGGTAGAGGAAATAAATGGAAGAGTGGTATCAGGAGCGTGGCGTGGGGAGGGAGGCACAATGAAATTCGATAATGATTTAACGTAAGTCTATAAGAGTATATCGTATTACAATAAAAGCATATCGTTTTACGATAACAATACGTGTATGAATGAGCCTGTTGAAAGTCATGTGGAAAGGGTGGAAAAGCGGGGGAGGGCAAAAATTTATGAAAAAGCAAAAATAAATCGCAAATTTATCGATAAACGATATTGACAATCGCCAAATAAATGCTATAATAGAATCAACAAAAGAAAACATTGTAAATAGAAAGGAAGAGGGAAAGATGATAGGATACGTAGTAATTGAACAGTTTACGGATAAGGTTCTAAATAAGGAGCGGCGTAAGATATTAGGAAGGTTTGACAGTGAGGTTTATGCTATTGTATTTAGAGATGCGCTAAAAGATTTTAAAAACAAGCGTGAACTATTTGTAGTAAGCGAATATGATCTGTATCACGTGGAATAGAAAGGAAGAGGAATCGATGAAAGTGGTAGAGTATGCGGGGCTGTTGAGTGATAATAAATACAGTGGCGTTATTTATGGAGTATGGGAAGAGGATGGAGGATACCGCATAAAAGTATTTTATAAGAGCAGTACAGCTAAAAGATGGTATAATAATCAGGGCATTAGTAACGTACATTGGTATATAAAAGAATACGCATAATTCTAGGAGGGTAGTTATTATGTTTGAAACCTATATGAAAATAGGGAGTAACTATTATGGAACCAACGACACTATTTTTGTTATTGAGCGGCCGCAGTTAGCAATTGACATGAATGCGTTTAAAAGTTTTTTGGAAGATAAACCTGTTATAAGTGAGATACCTGAAACCGATTATACAAATCGGATTGAAAAGGATATTGCAGAAGAATATGAAACTCTTACCTAATAATAAAATAGCCGATTTAAAAATTTATGGTTATACGATTTATAATGATTTGGTTTATTTTTATAATAACGGAAATATTGTAGTAAAAGGACACAACACATGTTATAAAATATTAAATTTTAACGGAGGAAATTAAAATGAAATGGTATCAAGTAAGTTATATTGAAAACAAGGATTTTGTTACAGATTATGTTCTAGCAAAAAGTAAAAAGCATGTTTTGTCTTTATACAAAGAACCCAAACCTTATTGTATTAGCAAATTAAATATGCGTTCCGTTATTTTACATGGCACCGTAGAAAAGGATAACCACGTAAAAATAAGCGGTTGTTTTCTAACTTACAAAGAAAGAAGGGAGCGTAAAATATGAAATTATTCAAGGTAAAAGCCCCAGAAGGGGATCAATATATTTTGGCAAATAATATAACAAAAGCGTTGAAAGATTTTCCAGAGCCAAAACCGGAGTATGAATCTATTTTAATTATAGATTATTTACATGTTGATTTAAGCGACGATTTAAAGCAATTAGCCATTATCGATGCTGATTTTAGAAAAAGTTATGGCCGGTAATATTATTACTACAAATCTTTGTGATCGATCTGATTGGCATTTAGATGATTGTGTAAATAAAGTTGTAATAGAAAATATGGATACGTTTAAAAAAGCGGTAGGCGCTATGCGTAGGAATATGCCATTTCAATTTTTTTTTTGATGAATCTATATTCGAGTATTTGAAAGCGTGTTATTATTATGTATATAAGAATCCTAACGGTGCATCGATTACCACTTTTATACATAACGCTTTGTTAAGGTCAAGGAAAAATATTGCAAGCAAGCTAGATACTATGCGTAGAAACGAATGTTATTTTACTGACAAATTCGCCAATATTTTAGGGAAGGAGGATGGATATTAAATAGGCGAATTTACATAAGCAATTATAAAAGGAGTGTAACAAAATGATTTTGAAAGTGTTTAGTTATGTAGTGGATTTCATGGAGTTGGCCAAAACGGAAACAGGCTATGCAGTTGACACAGTGCAGGATAGTGTAACTATTGAAAGTTTTAAAAAGCTAACGCTTACCGCCATTCACAATTGTGTGCGGAAAGAGTACGCCGAGAAATGCGGTAGAGATCCGGGGTATCTTTCCATTATGCAGATCAAAGAAACTGTAATCAATAAAGAGTATCAGGAGGTAAAGTAAAATGGAAAACAAAGAACCCATTGTTATGGACGAGGAAGTAAAGCAGGAAATGGTTGTACATGAAGCCAACGCGATTAGTTTGGCTGATGCGAATTTCTGTTCCATTAAAGCGGACACCCCGGAAGCGAAAGCGAATTTGTTTAATGCGTTGATCAATCCGGATGAACGGATAAGCGATCATTTTAATAAAGTGATCAATGTTGTTGACGTATTGGTGGAAGTTGTCCCGATGCTCAACAAAGAAACCGGCGAATACCGGGAATGTCCTCGCGTCGTCTTTTTTGACGAAAATGGTAAAACCTATCAAGCGGTATCCTTTGGGGTTTACAACGCATTGAAGCGGCTTTTCATGATTTACGGAGAGCCGCATTGGGATATCCCGATTCCGATCATGCCAAAGCAGATTACTAATAAAGATCGTAAAATCACAACTTTGGTGATTTCCGCAAAATAATGTTATGTAGGGTGGGTGGGAGGAATTGGGGTGGTATTGTGCCATTACCTAAAATAAACTGGCGGTATAAAATTGACGGCAGAAGCACGGAAGCGGAATTGAGAAGATTAGTAAGAAATACTAACGCTTATATTAGAAGGCATAATGCTAAATTACCAAAAAACGTATTGCCAGTTAAAACATATAGCTTTAAAGAATTACGTAATAATATTACCACAAGAAAAGAATTTAATCAATACGTATCCGAATTTAAATCATTACGTAATAAAAATGCTTTTGATATAGTTGAAACAGATAATTTCACTACAGTAAAATTCAATGAAAATTTATATAAAACGCTATTAAACCGTATGAATATGAAAACAGCAGAAGAAGCAAAAGAAATTGATATCAGGCCAGAAAGCGGGATTGTGAAAAGCGACGTTGATATAATGTATAGAGAACGCAAAGATAGATTTGAATCTTTTAGAAAATCCGATCTTGAACGCTCGATAGCTTTTTATCGAAAGTATACGCGAGAGAAAAACCGTGAGGAAGCGGCAAATAATTATAAAAAAATATATTTAGATCAAATTAAAGGGTTGCTAGGTGATGACGGTAAAGAGTTATACGATTACATTAATAGTTTGGACGCTATGACCATTTATGATAAATGGACAGAAGATGCAGAACTAATGATACAATTTATATCTGATCCCTTACCCACAGATCTTATAGCCAGAAGCGCGTTGGAAGCGTGGAAAAATGCTGTATGAAGTATTTTGTATGCGACTTTGAAACGGAGGTAAACATAGAAAGGACTTACGTATGGGCATACGCTTTTGTAGGTTTATGGGACGATCAAGATCATGTTATAATGGGCACTAGCATAGACAGTTTTATAGAAGAAATTTTTAAACCCATTTATAATAACGGAATATTTTTTTTTCATAATTTAAAATTTGATGGTGAGTTTATTTTATATTGGTTACTTAAGCACGGATTTGCGCATACAACTGAAAAGAGATTAAACAACGGTGAGTTTTCAACCCTTATAACGGATATGGGCAAATTTTATATATTAAAGGTAAGATACAATAATATAACAATTACTTTTCAAGATTCATTTGCAATAATCCCTTTATCAGTTGCCCAAATGGCGAAAGCGTTTGGTATGGATATATCTAAATTACATATAGAATATACAGATCATCGGGAAGAAGGCGGGCAGCTAACCGATGATGATAAGGAATATATAACCTATGATATTTTAATTGTACAGAAAGGATTACAGTATTTTTTCGATCAAAATCTAAATAAAATAACGTTGGGTAGCGATGCTTTAGCGGATTTTAAATCGATTATTACGCCTAAAAAATTTGACAGATATTTTCCAAAACCAGCATATGATAAAGATATCCGCAGATCATATAAAGGCGGTTTTTCCTACGTAAAAGAGGATATAGCAGGGAAGACAATAAATGACGGAATTGTTTTAGACGTAAATAGTTTATACCCCTCAAGAATGTATTATTGCGAATTACCATATGGGGAAGGGAAATATTTTGAAGGGGAATATATAAAAGATGAAGTGTATAATTTGTATATACAATCTATTACATGTATTTTTGAAATAAAAGAAAATTACTTGCCAACCATACAAATTAAAAACAGTCGATCCTTTGCTAATAATGAATATTTAAAGAATAGCAATGGGCAAGAAGTACTTTTGACTTTGACAAGCGTAGATTTAAAACTATTTTTTGAGCATTACAATGTTTACAATTTGGAATTTCACGGAGGATGGAAATTTAAAAGCAGTACGGAGATATTTAAGCCGTTTATTGATAAGTGGATGGCAATCAAAATAGAAGCGTCTCGAACTGGAAATCTAGGATTACGAACATTAGCTAAACTTATGCTAAATAATTTATACGGTAAATTTGCGTTGAACCCAAAAGTTGCAAGTAAAATACCGTATTTAGATAGTGAAAAAGATATTGTACGCTATCATTTAGCCGATCCAACGGATAGAGAACCTATCTATATTCCTGTTGCTACTTTTATCACCGCCCATGCGCGATATTACACGATATCCAGTGCACAAAAAGTATATGATCGTTTTTGTTACGCGGATACTGATAGTTTACATTTAATTGGTACAGATTTGCCGGATTTAGATATAGACGATGATAAGCTAGGAGCATGGAAGCTAGAAAAAACATTTACCAGAGCTAAATTCGTTAGGCAAAAAACTTATATTGAAGAAGTGAACGGAAAGCTGGAAATCACTTGCGCGGGAATGCCGTCTACGTGCTACGATCAAGTTACCTGGGACAATTTTGAGAAAGGTAGCGTATATGGCGGTAAGCTTATGCCAAAACACGTGCCGGGGGGTATTGTACTTGTCGAAAAAGAATTTACCATTAGAACCTAATCGATTATGTAAATATTGCCAGTATTTTGAAATAGTCGATGAAGAAGGATGGTTTGTAGATCGTAAAACATATTATTGTAATTATTACGAAGTCCCGGTTATTATTGATGGTTACTGGTACGTTAAAACATCCTGTCCGAAATTTGAAAGGAAGAGATAGCATGTATATTCATCCGCTTTTATTCCTATTAATATGTGCAATGTGTGCCAGCCTAGGATCTTTTGCAACCGCATTGTTTGATTATTTGTTCAACCATCGTGAAAAATAATATTTTCCCTATTGACAAACGATAATACCGAGTATATAATAAAGGTAAAGGGGCACTGTTAGTAATGGTTACACAATGGGAAGGGCCAACGGGTAAAACCGCTTTCTGTTGCATCGTCGTGGCTGACGTTTAGCCATACAGCAGATTGCCTCTTTTCCATAAAGGGTGGTTACATTGGGGCTATATTGGGATATCAATGAAGTTTTGAGCTATAATGCCTTATTTAATCTAATATATGGTATACGCGGATTTGGCAAAACTTACGGATGCAAGCAATACGCTATTAAAGACTTTTTAAAGAATAAAAATCAGTTCTTATATTTGAGAAGATATGACAGCGAATTTTCAGAAAACAAAAATTTCTTTTTAAAAATGATCCCACATTTTCCTGATCATGAATTTTCTGTTGATGGTTATGAGTATAAAATAGATGGGGAAGTATGTGGATATTCAAAATGTTTAAGCACTAGCATGAAACAAAAATCAAATGAGTACCCATATGTGGATAAGATAATTTTTGATGAATTTCTAATAACAGGCACAACCGAAAGATATTTGCCGGATGAAATAACACTATTTTATAACATATATGAAACGGTTGCAAGGGGCAGGGATATACAGGTTTTTTTCCTAGGAAACTCCTTGTATCAAGTAAACCCCTATTTCCTAGAGTTCAATATCCGTCCGGGGCCTATGGGCAAAATTATTTGCCATCATGACATATTGTCGCAAAACGCTGGATCGTTAGAGTTTATTGAAGCTAGGAAAAACAGCCGTTTCGGTAAAATTGTGCGAGGTAGCCGGTACGAATCCAGTTCAATTGATGGGGATTTTTATGATACCTCTAACAATTTTATAGCAAAGAAAACAGGGAAATGTAAATTTATTTGTAACATTAAAATTAATAACCGCATTTATGGAATATGGCAAAACGATTACTTATACGTATCAAAAGATATTCAACGAAACAATATTACTTATTGCTTTAAACTCAGTGATCATGATAATAATACAATAATGGCAGACAGATTAAGAAAAAGCCCAATATTATCATTAGTTTGTAAATGCTATATAAACAATGATTTACGGTTTGAAACCCCTGTAATGGAAACAGATATAAGGGAAATCATGAAATTATATTATAGGAGGTAATATGATGACTAAAGAAGAGCGGGAAAGCCGTATTCAGCAGATCCTTAACGCTAACGGAGATATTCCGATAATCACCGAGGCCCTAATGGCTATCCGAGATGAATTTGACGATTATGATAGCCGATGGGCTGAACGCGACACCGAAAGGGAAAAATATATCGCGGAGGCCGAACAGCTACGGGAAGAAAATCGTAAGCTGAAAGAAAAGAATTATGATTTGTTTATGCGGATCAGCGGTGATGAAGTGAAAGAGGATCAAAAAGAAGATATTAAAGAGGACGGAGAAAATCTCACCTTTGAAGAGCTTTTTGAAACGAAAGAGAGGGGTTAACTATGGCTATTAAAACACAGACGTTGAAAGCGAATGGCGCGCAGATCCTTAACACTATCCGGGCGAACGCGAATTATGATTACCAATCTCGCGTACCGGAAGCCACGCAGGAAAACATCAAAGAAGTGGGCAACGCAATTCTCAGCTATCAGGCTACTACCAACGCTTTTCTCAGTGCGTTGATTAATCGTATCGGTCTAGTCCTTATTACTTCCCGTATGTATGAAAATCCCTTGCGGGAATTTAAAAAGGGCAAGCTGGAATTTGGCGAAACCGTGGAGGAAATCTTTGTAAATATTGCGCAGGCACAGCATTACGATCCGTCTGTTGCGGAAAACGAAGTCTTCAAGCGGGAAATTCCTGATGTTAAAGCGATTTTCCACCGGATGGATCGACAGGATTTTTATAAGGCCACTATTTCAAATGATCAGTTGCGCACCGCTTTCTTGTCCTATCAGGGGATTGAGGATCTTATTGGCCGCATTGTAGACAGTCTTTATAGCGGAGACAATTACGACGAGTTCCTTTGCATGAAGCAGTTGCTCATTGATTACGCGAACAACGGCTATTTCTATTCCGTCACCATCCCCGGAATTGATACTGCCGACAATGCCCGCCAGTCTATTTCCCTGCTGCGGGAATACAGTAATAACCTCACCTTTATGAGCAATACGTATAATTCTATGGGTGTTGCCACCACTACGCCCCGCGCCGATCAGCTAATCATTCTTGATACGCATTTTGACGCTGTGGTGGACGTTGAAGTCCTTGCACAGGCTTTCAACATGGATAAAGCGGATTTCCTTGGCCGCCGCGTGCTGATTGATAATTTTGGGGAGCTTTCCGGCGCGGTTGCGGCTTTGGTTGACCGCAATTGGTTCATGGTGTTTGATAATTATATGTCTTTCACCGAGCAGTACAACGCGCAGGGTTTGTATTGGAATTACTTCTTCCACCATTGGCAGACTTTGTCTACCTCCCGCTTTTCAAACGCCGTCTTGTTTACCACCGACGCCGTGGAGGGTTCCATTACTGTAACGCCTTCCACTCCCACTCTTGCTAAGGGCGCGCAACAGCAGTTTACCGCGGTATTTTCCGGTACTGGATCGCCTATGCAGAAATTTAATTGGAGTTTGGGCGGCAATAGTGATGAATCTACCAACATTACCAGCGAGGGCTTGCTTACCGTAGGCGCGAATGAAACTGGCCCCCTGACCGTCAATTGTATTCTTGCACAGAATACTTCTATCACAAAAACGGTCACTGTGACTATTTCGGCCTAATTTCTACTATAGCCGGGGAGGAACCCCTCCCCGGCGTTATAGGAGGTAAAACATGGCGCTATTTACTCCTGAAACAATTGTCCATTTGTGTTCTAATATTCCCTTAAATAACAGTTATCAAGATACAATAACCTTTTCCGATCAAAACGCACAGCTAAATTATTTCTATAGTAAGGCTGTACATTCTTTTGATACGTTTACTTATCAGCGACACGATCAAGCTATAAGGGTTCCGGTCAATGCGGAAACCATGAACGGCGTAAACTATGCTATTTATCGTAATGCAAATTTTGGGCCTAAATGGTTTTACGCTTTTGTCACTAAAATTGAATATGTAAATCAATCTACCAGCCTAGTGTATCTTGAGCAAGACTATATTCAGACATGGTATTTTGAATTAACTTTAAAAGAATCCTTTGTTGAGCGTGAAACAGTCGCAGACGATACGGTTGGAGCCAATATCGTCCCTGAACCGGTTGGCGGGCTAATATATAAACGCTCAAGAATTTTGAATCAATTGTCAAGCGATATGGACAATTTTATTGGCGATACTGTGGGCTATGTGTTGGCGACTACAATAAATCCCGATGGCTCACCAGTAGACGGCGCAATTTTTCAAAAAATTTTTACCGGCGCTAATTATGTATTTTATGATAGCATAGAAGCAGGATTGCAATTACCTTCTGATTTAAAAAATTGGCCAGAGGGTAAAGAAAATTCTGTACTTGTTATTTATACATTTCCCGCAAAGTATGCCGTTGTTAGTAATAAACTTTTAATTGATTGTAAAGCTCTTACATACAATACTACTAAGCCTAGTGCAAATGGCAGTTATACCCCACGAAATAAAAAATTATTAACATATCCTTTTACATATATTTGTGTGGATAATAACCAAGGCCAAACAAAAGAATACAAGTATGAATTGTTTGCTAATAATACTATTGAGTTCACTTGTACCGGCAGTATTGCGCCGGGCGTAACTTTTTATTTGTTTCCCAATGATTATGATGGATTGAGCCAGCCTTTTTACGAATGTTTAACGCTTTCCAATTTTCCGCTATGTTCCTGGACATATGACACATATCGACAGTGGTTTGCTCAGAATATGAATAGTATGGCTACTTCTATTTTATCCGGGGGTTTAAGTACGCTTGCAGGTTTAGCGACCGGAAATGTTGCTGGCGCAGTCGGAGGTTTGGCAGGTGTTGGACAAAGCTCTTTGACTGTATTGGGCAAAGATGCTGATATGCAAGTATTGCCCCCGACTTTTAAAGGCCCAGCGAATGTTACCAGTGGCAATTATGCAGTTAATCGCCAATGTTTTACCAGTTATAATATTTATCTTGAAGAACACGTTGCTAAACGCATCGATTCATTTTTTGACCGTTTCGGATACGCTGTGCAGGAAGTAAAAACGCCCAATATTATGAGCCGTCAAAACTGGAACTACATAAAAACAAAAGGTTGTGTGCTAGAATGTAACGCGCCGCTAGACGCGGTTGCCGCTATTAAAGCAATGTTTGACCGTGGCATTACATTTTGGCATACAACAGATGTTGGAAATTATTCGTTGCCAAACGGGGTGGTATAATGAGACCAAAGAATGGGGATCCTTTTAATTTAGCGGTAAAATCAAATGATTTAACTTTTATTAATACTTTTTTACGCTTGGAAGAGATCGCTATAAATCGGTTTAAATGGAAAGGGCTACCCCATAGCGTTGACGAGCGTTTTTTAGAACTGGTACTTTTTAACAAAGGTTATTGTCTATTTTTTGATGATGAAACTTTTGGCTATATGGCTTTAACCTGCAATTTTGAAGGCATATTTAATCCTTATAATATCCCTACCAGATATCATGCTTATGCGCCTAGCGGGTTTTATGCCGACAGAGATATATCTAATTCCGTTTTGATATATAATAACTATTTGCGTATGCCGTCATTTTCTGTAATTTGGGAATACGCCGAACGCATAGCGGAGGTTCAAAGGGTTATTGACATCAATGCAAAAGCACAGAAAACACCTGTACTTATCCTGTGTGATGAAGAAAATTTGCTATCAATGAAAAATTTGTATATGCAATATGAGGGCAACTATCCTGTTATTTATGGTAGAAAGGGTACTTTGATTTCTGATGATTTTAAAACATTGGATACGCATAGCGAATATAAAGGAGATGAACTTTATAAACTTAAATTACAATATTGGAGTGAAGTTCTAGCGTATTTGGGCGTGTCCACCTCATTGGATAAACGCGAAAGAATGCTAGCCGGTGAGGTTGCCGTGCATACAAACGAAATCGAAATGACACGTCTAACCGCTCTAAACGCTAGGAAACAAGCTTGTCGAAAAATAAACGATATGTTTGGATTAAATATTGACGTTGAATTTAATTTGATTTCCACCGCAGAAATTATTGGACTTGATAACCCGGAGGTGGAGAAAGATGAAGATCGGGAAGGCCTTGAAAAAGATAGCTAACGTATTTATTACAATAGGTAAATTTATTAAAAAGTTGGTGTTATATTCCGATGAGTAAATATACTATGGAATTGCGGTATATTCTTGAAATAGGATACGATTTCGGATTGAATGATTATCCTATTTTTAACGAATCTTACCGTAAAACACTTAACGACAACATTATAAATTCTTATTATTTTTCAGAAATTTGTGAAGAAACAGTTGCTAGATGGGCAATCCGTTTTAAAAATAAAATGAATGTTATAATGCCTTATTATAATAAACTGTATGAATCGCAACTAATTGAAATTGAGCCGCTTACTAAAATAACCGAAACTAAAACAATAGTAGACAAGGCTACCGGGAATAATTCTGTAGATGGAAATGAAACTTTGACAGGAGAAACCAACAATACAAATTCTAACACATTTACAGCAGATGATAGAAATTCGCATACCATTACAAACCAAAGGATAGGTAATACACAACAGATTAAAAGCGATACGCCGCAAGCTATTTTGTCTGTAGATGACATTGAAAACAATCTATACGCATCAGAAGCCACCTTTAATAAAGACAATATTAGCGATAACGGCACAGATGTTGGCACCGTTACGCAAGAGCACACAGATAACGGGACGAGTAAAAGTGAAATCAATAATACAAATACAACTTCTTCTAAATCGCAATATACAAACAATATTGACAGGACAGAAACAACAGAACGGGACTATAATATGCTACAAAGTGAAATGCTGTTAAAATATCGTGAAACATTTATAAATATTGATAAAATGATTATAGAGGAATTGAAACCGCTGTTTATGACTGTTTTTTAAGGAGGTAAATATGGACGAATTAACCCCCTTTGCATTTTGGTGTCAAAAGGTTATGCCCGCCGTATTAGATGACAGCTTGTCATTCTACGAAGTTTTGTGTAAATTAACGGCTAAATTAAACGACGCTATCGAAACTATTAACGGGCATAGCGAATTGATCACAACAATGCAAAGTGAAATTGATGCTTTGCAAACACTTACGGCACAGCACACCCAGCAAATTGCAGATCTTACGAAAAAAGTACAGGCGAATGCCGATAATATTACCGCTATCAATACCCGGACAAAGGGACTTTCTACGAAAACGGACAGCGCAAACAATTGGTTTGGCCTCAATCTGCAAACCGATGATAGTTATGTATATCGCCTTGCATGGTCAACCGATGCTCCCGCCGCTTCTGTGTTGCAAACGTCCCGCCCCGGCTCCGTATATTATCAGATCGGCGGCCCTCAGGATGACTGGACATGGGCGCATGTGCAGAACAGCACGGAAGGGACGCAACCTGCTTTTACTTCGATTTCACGCACAATCTACAACCAGATTACCAGCGATATCAACGACGTGGAATCCAGCGCCGCCCAGAACGCGCAAGCCATTAAAGCGTTGCAGGATTTGACCAGCGACCATTCCACGGCAATTTCTAACCTACAGGATAGTGTGGGTAAAAATACACAGGCTATTACCGACTTAAATAATGGGTTGAGTGATACTAACGAAACTGTAGCACAATTAGAAAGCAATTTAGAAACCCTTGAGATCACAGTAAGAAATAATAGTACGGCGATTAATACAATTAATACTCGCACTAAAGGTATCGTTAGTAATGCGGCCGGCACGGATGGGTGGTACGGTATTACGCTAAATACGGATACAGATCGTAATTACAGAATTGCATGGTGTAGTAAGACTACAGAGGATATGCTTTCTACGTCAAGCCGCGGATCTATCTATTTATTTAATCAAGGAATTTCATCTTTAACGGGAGCCTTGGGCTGGAGCCAAACCGCAACAAATAAGGCTGAAGGATGGTACAACGGATTATCTAACGATATCGTCACCAATATCAACAATCAGATTAACACACTTGAAAATAAAACTAAAGGATTTAGTACAGTGAATGACACCGCATCCGGGTGGTTTGGCTTTAATCTTTTGGTTGGATCGGATAATTACCGAATCGGCTGGTCTCCCTCCGCACCAATAGAAGCCGTTACTGAGGCATCCGCTCCCGGCTCTTTGTATTTGACACAAACTGGATTAACTGGAAATACGTATGGATATTCCCAGACAGGCGGGCAGGAAGTTCAAACGCTGTATAATGGATCGGATACCTCTTCTATCGAAAATGAAATTGAAACCTTGCAAACAACTGTAAGCGGTCATACTCAGCAGATATCAACTCTTATGGATGATGTCAACAACAATGTTTCGGATATCAGTGATTTGCAAACTAATCTTACTAGCGCGACTAATACAATAAAACAGGTGGGCAACCTTGCAAATCAAATCAATACCAGAACAAAAGGTATATCTACAAAGACAGACAGTTCTGATAATTGGTTCGGTATTAATTTTTCTACTGATGATTCTTATATTTACAGGTTGGCATGGTCAACTTCCAATCCTTCCTCAACAGCGTTAACACAGTCAAGACCGGGTTCGTTATATCTACGAATTGGCGGCGTAGCTCCGGATATCTGGCTTTATGGCTGGAACCAAAATACAACGTCTACTGTCACGAGAATGTATAACGCGGAGCCACATAGCTAAAAATAAAGAGGGTTAACAGCTAAACTGTTAACCCTCTTCCATTTTTTGCTTAATATATTCATAACCGCTCATTACAAGGCATTTAAGTTTGTATTCCTGTTCATATGCTTCTTTGAATAGTAACGCAAAGTTTCTGTTAGTAAACATTCCTACTATTTTATTTGAATAATCCTCCACATTACTGAACATTGGATCAATAACTACGTATAATTACGAATTGGTATCTAAATAAGATAAATACATGATTAGTCTTCCTCCCTTATATCTATTTCATACCATAACAGATTTAATGATTTCCTAATTTCATCAATAAACACCCTTGCATCGTCATCACTGTTAAATCTTTTAGCGTGCATGTATTTATTGCCTTGGTTGTCTACTTCATAATATCTAACTATTATTTTAATCATTAAATACCCACCAATTATTAGAAGTCTTTGCGTATTCTGATATAAATTTCATTAAATAATAATCACTATTAAATTTTTTACATTTATATCTAATCTTTCCTGTTTCATCTACTTGACAATATACTACTATTCTAATGGTACTCATATCTCCTTTACCTTTACTACCCACCATGTACGATGCAACGGCTTACTGTGTGCATCTATAAATTCCCTTGCATCGTGATCACTATAAAACGTTTTTGTACGATAGTGCTTTTTACCTTGCTCGTCTACCTCACAATACTTGACTACCACTTTCATCGATTCCTCTTCCTTTCTATTCCACGTGATACAGATCATATTCGCTTACTACAAATAGTTCACGCTTGTTTTTAAAATCTTTTAGCGCATCTCTAAATACAATAGCATAAACCTCACTGTCAAACCTTCCTAATATCTTACGCCGCTCCTTATTTAGAACCTTATCCGTAAACTGTTCAATTACTACGTATCCTATCATCTTTCCCTCTTCCTTTCTATTTACAATGTTTTCTTTTGTTGATTCTATTATAGCATTTATTTGGCGATTGTCAATATCGTTTATCGATAAATTTGCGATTTATTTTTGCTTTTTCATAAATTTTTGCCCTCCCCCGCTTTTCCACCCTTTCCACATGACTTTCAACAGGCTCATTCATACACGTATTGTTATCGTAAAACGATATGCTTTTATTGTAATACGATATACTCTTATAGACTTACGTTAAATCATTATCGAATTTCATTGTGCCTCCCTCCCCACGCCACGCTCCTGATACCACTCTTCCATTTATTTCCTCTACCGTTTTAGTCTGGTTTCTGCCATTTTCTTCCTACTGCACTTTCGCGCTTTAGTTTGATAAAAGTCAAGAAAGGTCAGTAAGGTTTTGACCTTTACATATCGAAAAACGATAGGAATTTATCGTAAAACGATAAACGCTAATATTT